TCATAGTGGCGTGGTTTCGAACTTTATCTTTTGATAGTTCTCGAAAATGAACCTGTCTTCCGGCGACAGGGCCGTTTCGTCGAAGGGCAGGATCGCGCCGTCATGCATGACCTTGTAGTCGCGAGAGGTGATTTTCGTCTCCGCCGTGGTGAATGTACTCATGAAGCGCTTATGGGCATCCCCCTGGAACTCCTTCCTGTGCTGGAGGAAGTAGGCGAAGTCCATGTGCCCAACCATGAAGACGATGCTCCAGTCCTTCCTGGCGGCTATGTCCCATTTCCACATGGCGGAGAGTTTCCGCCTAATGGCCTGGTCGGACTCCCTCAGGGCCTTCTTGAGACAGTCGAAGGCGTAGGTACTGTCTATGTCGAATTCGCAGATGGTCAGGTAGTTCACGAACTTTTCGCCGAAGACACAACTGGAGCCGAGGGTGAAAATCTCGTATCCCGGGTAATACCTGCGAAAGAAATCAAGTTCCGTCAGGAACCAGTCTTCCAGTGCGGGTCGGCTGCTCTTTCCGTAGACGTTCTTGACGATGTCTGGCGTATATTCGAACCCTTCGCTGGTGCAGGTCAGAACGTTCTTCTCATCTTTGGCGATGACTATCCTGTTTTTTGCTCCTTTCGGTTCCTTTTTCATTTTTCTTGTCCTTCGAGCGTCTGTGGAGGCCGGTTTATCGTGTTTTGGAATCTCTGTTTTAGGTTTCGCTTTCCAGGGATATAAGACGCCTGCTTACCCTGGTAGTGAGTGTCTAGCTCAAATTCTTTTTCTGTGCTTGACGAAAAGTATGCGTTGGTTTCTCGGAGGCTCGTTTTCTTGGGCGGGGAGTTTCGAACCTGAATCCATGAATGTTTTCCTGCCAGCGTTCCAGAGCCTTGTTGGCGGCGGAATCGAACGGTCTCATTAAAAGATTCGGGAAATATCATTCCACGCGTCCGCAGCCAAAAGGGCGGGCTGGCGAAGCTCGCCGGGTGCCGGTCACGGTAGGGGAGGGAGCAGCAAGGCGAGCCGGCAACAGGAAAGGCCCGGCGCTGGAGGAGCAGGCAAGGAACTGGGCAAAGAAAAAGCCCCTGAAATTCACTAGGAAAATCAGGGGCTTATCGTTTGCGTTTGGTGGAGCCGGGGGGATTTGAACCCTATTTTTAGGGTGGTCTTATTTGGCCTATGCTGGACAATTACTGAAAAATCAACTACTTGCAAGCAGGCAAAGTCGCCTTAATTGGGCATTGCTGGTCTGTGATTTCGACACTTTTTCGACAGTAGGGGTTAAAATGAGAGGCCATGTCAGCCAATAGATTATGCGATTCTACTTTGCTTTCGAAAAAAAATTAGCAGCCTTAGCTCTAAACTTTGCCCATGACATTTTTGCCATGCTATTAAAAATCCTTGGTTTAAAAACGCGCTTTCTATAGATCAGTCGGTAGCCATTCTCAACTAACGATTCAGTTCTAAGAACCTTCACTATTGCGGAGCTTGGAATTATCCCTTGTTCCTTCATGGACTCATAATATTCTTCCAAGTTGGTGCTGCTCTTTAAAATCTCCCTGCCAAGCTCTATCTCGTCAGGCGGAAAATGAAACTCCGGATTTTCTTTTAGAAGAAATATCTTGCTTTTTTCGCCGTCTTCTATATCCACAATGTATTTTACCCGGTCACCAATCGCTCTTTCCTTGTAGTACATTCTGGCGGGACGGACGACTTCAACCAACCTGTTTTTAAATTTCTCGTTAACAGCATCCCATCTTTTAGGTCGAGCTGGAACAGTGTACTTTCCAAGATTGGTAGAAAGAACAATTTGCTTTTTTATGTCCTTGTTCAGTAGAAGGGGGCCGCATTTAAATAGGGAGATATTGTTAGTGTAAAAAAGAATAGGGCCGTAGGATCTCTCTAGCACTTCGTAGGGCTTTAATATGATCGGACTTTCATTGAAGTCCTCTAGTCTTATGTAGTAATTAAGGCCAACATTTAAGTATATGGAATAGATTATCACTGGCCTATCTTTGCAGTTCTCCAGCACAATCTTACTTATGAAATTTTGAGAGCAGTCTTCATCCCAGCTAACGGTGAACATTCCGCTAACCATTATATTTGACTTTCTAAGGTAGTTCTTTGTTGCCACAACTAGGGCTAGGACTGCTACAAATAGGGGTAGGTTGATTCCGTCATATAAAGTATGCAGCTTTGCGATGATCCAGTTTATTACAATATCCATAAAGCTCCTTTCTTATTTGGCATATTTTTTACTCTATGGGCAATTGCGACTAACGCCATCTCTAGTTTTATTGCTGGGATTGCGTTGATCTTGTTCTGTCCAGAATTGGCATTCAGGACTATTTAGCTTCTTCAGACGTTCATTCTCGGCTTGTTGTTGTAAGCGTAGATGTTCAGCCTCTGCTGAACGCAGGGCTGTGCTCCGTCTGATTGCCTCGGTTTCTTGCTTCATTCGCTCTGTAGAACGCCTAAGTTCCTGACTTGCTACTTGAACGTAACGCTCTGCTACAGCTTTGGCGATTGCGAGTTCTATTCCATCTTTTAGTAGGCCGCCGAGGGTTACGCCAATAGTGATTATGGCTAGCCATTCGAAGCGCCCAATTGCGCGAATGCGGGGTGCCCAAGGGGCACGAATTTCATCTGTATCAACCTGCATAGCTTCCCTTTCCTGATAGTTGGCTTCACGCCAATCCTTCAACAATCCCGCCTATCTCGGGCATACCAACGCCTAGCCACTTCCTGTGTGATCGCTATCCCGCGCTTTGACTGGTCAAGTTTCGGTTGGCCTCTTCGTACTCGGGGCTGGTCTGACCGATATCAGGCATTACCTCGCCAGTGAGCAGCCACCAACGGAACTGCGGAAAGACCTTGGCGATGGCGAGTATCTCTTCCTCCTTAATTTCCCGGCTCTTGGACGGATTCTTAAGGTTGCTCCAGGTGTAGCGACTGATCCCCGTCAGTTCTTCGAGCTTGGGCAGCCGAATGTCCGACCACGCAAGGATGGCTATAACGCGCTGCTTTATCATAACTAATTCATCTAAATAAGCTCTAGTCAAATTGACTTAAGCCGAATAAGATTCAAATCAGCTTAAGTCAAAATGACTCAAGCCACTATCCAACATTGTCCAACATAGTGCAGCAAAGGCCATGGAAGTGGAAGAAATCAAGGCTCAAGACCTCCGCGCGGCTCCCCCGGTGCTGCCGTGGCGGGACTTCGCGAACTGGATTGGCATGGGGGAAGACCACGAAACCGTCCGTGGATGGATTCGTAAGGGCTATATCCCCGCGTACAAGATCGGCAAGCACGTGATGGTCAATGTTGCGCTTTTCGTCCACCAGCTGATGGAAAGGGAGGAGTTCTGACCATGCGCTACCTCGTAGAGATGTGCACCTTCCACGGCCCGACCCGGCAACGTCGCTGGCATCGTGTCCATCAGGGCGGTTCCCGCGTGGAATGCCAGCGCTGGGTCGAAGAGTCGGTGGCTGTCTTCCCGACCGAAGAGGAAGCTCGCCGCTCCTTCGGCCTGACCCGCGAACGCGCCCGGCAGGCTTACCGCATCCGTGGGGTGAGGGCATGAGCCATGGCCGCCAGTCCCGACTACCTACGCCAAACTCACGCCCCGGACTGCGCCTGCTCTGTGTGCTGGTCCGCAAGGCAGGCCATCCCATTGCACAGCCCGTCGCCGTGTCCGGACTGCCGGCCCCCTGGGCTGCCCTATCTGGAAGATGGCCGCTGGCTCTGCCGTCCCCGTTCCTTCTGCGCGAAACACGATCCGTCCCGGCGTCCGCCGAAGTACTGGCACGTTGTGTACGACAGCGGGAAACCCACGCCCTTTGTGCCCGTGCGCGAAGCATTCCAACTGGAGGGCTGACCCATGCTCGCTAAGACCCTGAAAGCGCTGCTCCTGCTCTGCCTGATCCGGGCCGCCCGCACCGTGGCCGATCCGGTCAAGGGCCGCGCTCCCGGCTCGTCGGAACAGCTTTACCGTTCCGGCGAACGGAAGCACGGGCGCAGCGCACCCTTGAACGCCTCCCCTCTGAAACAGCCTCCGCTTGGGAGTGTGGGGCAGCTCCTCCGCCCCGCGCTCCCGAGCCCTCGGCGGCAAGAGCGGGATGACAAGGGCAGAGCCCTTGGTGTTGCTCTGCGGGTTCCAAGGGGAAGCGTTCCCCTTGGCCGTCGGCGACGACGTTGCGATAGGGATCGTTACCCGAATGGGCCGAGACGAACACCCGTGGTTGGCTTGGTTCGCTAGCGAATAGAGCCCGGCCCGAAGGGATCGCCCGACAAATCACTTTCACCCAACACCGCTGAATGAAGGCGAAACAGCCGAATTTGCAGCAGCGGGACAACTCACGCCGAAAAAGGCGAATTGAAGGAGAAACACCGATGAACATGTTTGCAACCCAAGGCGGCGTCGTCGAACTGTGGGTCACCAAGACCGACACCTACACCTCGACCAAGACCGGGGAAATCTATGCCTCGGTCCAGTCCATCGCCCCGATCCCGGAAGGTGCCCGTGGCAACGCCAAGGGCTTCGAGATCAGCGAATACAACATCGAGCCGACCCTGCTGGACGCCATCGTCTTCGAAGGCCAGCCGGTGCTCTGCAAGTTCGCCAGCGTGGTCCGCCCGACAGACGTTCGGCATCACCAATACCCAGGTCTTGTGGATCTGCTGGCCGTGGGCGGCAAGCCGATGGCGCCGACCGCCCAAGCCCCGGCCCGCCCGCAAGCCAGGCCCAAGCCCCGCGCCCGGCCCAGCAGCCGCAGGGCCAGGACAAACAAGACAAGTCCCCGGACGCCAAGGCGTAAGCCGTAGGAGGCCGCGATGCTCCGCTATCTCTCGCTGTTCGCGGTAGGTCTGGCCACCGGCTACGCCTGGGGCTGGATCGACGGCCTAGCGGCCTCCCTGGCTGTTTGAGGACTGCACGAATGGAAGGCTCTGTATCGGTTCAAGTGTGCAAGACCTGGGTCCAGAACGCGGACGGCACGGTCGGCTGTACGCACCTTGAGTGGATACAGACCTACCTGCTGCCGCCTGAGGCAGAGGGCTATTTGACTCTGCTGATGGGTGGTTTCGACCCGTCGGCCTTCCGCCTCGGCTTCGCCGGGACCATCGGGCTGTTCGCCGTTGGTTTGGGGGCTGGCTTGATCATTTCCGCCATGCGCAAAGCGCGCAATTAATGAGGTTCCAATCATGGAAAAAATGAAAACCCTGTTCCGCAACGCCTCCATCGCCACCGTCGGCCTGGCCGTGGCCAACGTCTCCTTCGCTGACTCGCTGATCGACGAAACCACCAAGGAAGTGCTGACCCAAGCCGGCACCGACGGCTCGTCCGTGGCCAAGCTGGTGATCGCCGCCGTGGCGGTGCTGGTCGGCCTCGCTCTGGTCATCGGCGCGATGCGCAAGGCCTGACGTGATCTGGTCTCTCATGCTGGGTGCGTTCATGGCCTATTCCCTGATTTCAGGGCTCAAGGTCGGGCAATACCAGTAGTGGCGACCGAAACGGAAGCCCCCTCCGGAGTTTCCGGCAGGGGGCTTTTTTGTGTGGGGTCTTACGATGAAGTTTGCGAGCCTGATTCTGATGCTTCTCTTTGCCACGGTGGCGAGGGCTGAGGATTACTACTGGAAAATTCAGTCACTGCCTGAACGCTTTTCTTCGCCCTCGGCAGCTTGCGCGGCGTGGGCCAAAGCCACGGGACGCCCTGGGGAGTTCACCTTCACCGGGTCTATGAAAGCCCGTGACCAGACCTCGTTTTGGTGCGAGTTCACGAACAACGAAACCGGCAAGACTGCTGCCGGGTATGGTCCTGCCGCACGCTATGGCGATAGCTGTCCAGCCGACACCGAATACAACAAAGAGACCGGCGAGTGTAAGGAAAACAAGTGCAAGATTCTGGCCGGCTCGCTCTACGAAAAATCCCATCAAGCGCCGATTTCCCGCTTCATCAACTACCTCGGCTGTGAGATTGCGGTCAGTGCGATTGACGGTTGTATCGGTCCCGCTGAAGGTCAGGCCGGCGCGACCTACTGCAAGGTCATCGGCTCGTTCACCGGCAACTGGTTCACCTCCAATGGCTCCTGTGCCTTCGGCTGCGACGTGGGTCCGGGCGACGGTCCGCCTCCGGGTGGTGACGGCGGCACTGGGGGCGATGGTGGCAGCAACCCGCCCGGCGGCGACGGTGGAAGCGACGGCGGCACCAAGCCCGGTGGCGGCGACAACGGCTCCAGTGGCGGCGGTGGAGGAGGTGGCGGCGGCGGTGGCGGCAACCCTCCCGACGGCAATGGCGATGGCGATGGCAATAGCGGCGGCGATGGTGACGGTTCTGGTTCCGACGGCGGCGCTGGTAGCGATGGCGGCGACGGCTCCGGCGGGGGCGGCCTGAAAGAGCCGAAGCAAGGTTCCTTCGACAAGACCATCAAGGAATACGACGACGCCATTGCCAAGGCGCAAAAGGACTTCCAGGAACTGCAAGGCAAGTTCGAAAGCGTCCTCGCTTCCAAGTTCGATATTCACCTGGGCACCGGCGGCGGCTCCCTACCGTGTTGGGACTTTACCGCCCTCGGCCAGCGCTACGACGTCTGCCTCACCCAGTACGCCCAAGAACTCTCCGTCATCCGCTACGTGGTGCTGTTCATCGCCGCGATCCTGGCCGGATGGATTGTTTTCTATCGCTCCTGAGGAAACGCCATGGACATTCCCTTTCTCTCCGACATTCTCGCCTGGATGCAATCCCTTTGGGACTTCCTCTACAGCGGCGTCTATGACTTCGTCACCGACGCCTTTGTCCTGCTGACCAAGATGGCCATCAAGGGCTGGTTCGAGATGCAATTGTTCGTCGCGGAAATCGGCTACAAGGCGTTCCGCGAAGTCGTCGGCGGCATCGGTATCGGCTCGACCATCACGTCCTATTACTCGTCCCTGGACGGCGACCTGCGCTCGCTGCTGGCGTTCTTTGGCCTGCCGGACGCGGTGAACATGATCTTCGCTGCCATCGGCACGCGCTTCTCCATGTCCTTTATCCCCTTCATAGGTAAGTGACATGGCGATCAAGATTCATCACGGCCCGAACGGCTCCTACAAGACCTCCGGCGCGATCCAAGATGACCTGATCCCCGCGATCAAGAAAGGCCGCGTCATCATCACCAACGTGCGCGGCCTGACCCGCGAACGGATCTTCCAAGTGATGCCGGAGACGCCCTCCAGTTGCGACGTCATCAACCTCGACCTCGAGGACCTGGATGACATGGAAAAGATGCGCACCTGGTTCATGTGGGCGCCGCGTGGCGCGTTCATCATCTTCGACGAAACCCAACTGATCTTTCTGAAGTCCTGGCGCGAAGCCGACCTCAAGCGCTTCGACTTCCCGGACGGCCCGGAAGCGGCCAAGGCAGCCGGGCGGCCCATGGGCTGGCTGGATGCCTGGACCCGGCACCGGCATTTCAACTGGGACATCATCCTCACCACGCCGAACATCGCCTATATCCGCGACGATATCCGCATGACGGCGGAAAAGGCCTATCTGCACTCCAACCTCGCCGTCATCGGCATTCGGGGCCGCTACAAGGAAAGCCAGCACTCAGCGCAGGACAACAAACCGCCGGCCCGCGACGTGATCGTCGAGATCAAGAAAATCCGCCAGGAGACCTTCGCCCTCTATGAATCGACAGCCACCGGCTCCGTCACCGACACCATCGCCGGCAAGAGCCTTTTTAGACAACCTAAGATTCTTCTATTCATGGCAATTCCGGCCCTTGCTATTGGGTCTGTGGTTTATGACGGCGGACCTCGTCTGCTCATGGGCGACCCTGTATCGCCGCCTGCTGCTGGAACTGCTGCGCCTGCTCAAGCCGGTCCTGCTGTGGGTGCTGCGCGTGCTGTTGGTGCGGCTGGTCCTGATGCTGCTGATGATGTACCTGGGCACTCAGGCGTTCCGGGCGCTGCTCCTGTAGGCCATCCCTTCGCCGGCCGCGACTTCATCGTCAAGGCGACCCTGCTGTCCGCCTCCGGGCGCCGCACCTATCTGTTCGCCGTCCGGGGCCAGGACGGCAGCGAATTCACTCTCACCGATCGCGACCTGACCGACACCGGCTATGCCGTGGTGCCGCGGGGCAACTGCGCTGCGGAACTGAGCTTCAAGGGCGGTTGGACCGGCTATGCCGCCTGCGCCGGGCGTAGCGCCTTGGGCAATGCGCCGCCGGCTCAGGCCGCCGCGCCGAACGTACCGTCCGCCGCCGCGAACGGCGCCGCCGTGCGGGTGACGGTGGTTCCTGACACCAGCCGCTTGCCGCGCTCGATCAACTGAGGGGGAGCCGATGAACTGGACAAGCTATTTCGCCGCCCTGGGGCTGGCGTTCCTGGCCTATCTGGCGGGCTTTTTCTTCGCGGTGGCGGTGACGCCGACGGGGCCGGTATGGCCGCTGTAGCCGGCCTGGCCGGGGCGCGCGCGAACGGCTCGTCTCGGAGTGAGCAAGCGCCACGGCGGGGCCGGCCGACGCCCCTGTAACACGTCGGATAAGCCACCTATTGCGGTTTCAATTCGTACCAATTTGGATCGTTAAAGATGAAGAAAATCAGCCATCAAATTCGCGTCAGTATCGAGTCGGACGGTCAGGTCTTGGAAAGCCCGAAAGGGCGGTTGTTCTTCGACGACACCACGGCTCAATTCACCGACCTGTCAGGCGTGCGCATTCTGCGTTGCGGCGTGGATACGGTGCGGCAGTTGTACAACGGCAAACTCCGGCCGGAAGTCATGGCGCTGTTTGACCTCTCGGTGGATGTGGTCGAATTCGCCGGCTACGAATGGTCCAAGGGCCGCATCGGTCGCGACTCCGGCTATCAGTACCGCCTGCAGAACGCTGAAATGGGCCTGATCCTGCTGATCAAGAACCACAACATCAAGGTCGATACCCTCGGCTCGCACCTCAAGATCGAGGTATCGCCTCACGCCCTCGATGGCGCCGATCCGCGCATCCTCCAGGGCGTGCTGGATGATTTGGCCGCTGCCGTGCTGAGTCACTGCGAAACCAACCAAGCCGCTGTGCACATCGCTCTGGACGTACAGGGCTGGAAACCGCCTCGCGATCTGGTGGACCGCATGCATTGCCGCTCGCGTCGGGTGCGACAAATCAGTGGTATCGAGCGGATCGAATTCGACGGCAACGCCTCGGTCTACGGGCGTGGCGAGACGTACATGTTCGGCTCGGCCAACGGCCTGCAACTGTCGATCTATAACAAGACCCTCCAGGCTCGGGCCACCGACAAGCTCGACTATTGGGAAAGCGTGTGGGCAACCCTGAACGGGGATCCGTTCGGCGATGGCGACCCGGCCTATAACCCCCTGGAAACGGTGTGGCGGCTCGAATTCCGATTCCATCACTCCATCGTCCAGCAGTTCTCCGAAGGCTCGCGCATGGCTTCGGGGGAGGTCATCGGCTGCCGCACCTATGAGGGCCTCTGCCCGCACCTGCAAGGGCTGTGGAACTATGCCTGCGAAAGCTTCAAGCTGCTGAGCCGGACGGCGGTCTACGATCCGTTCTGGAGCCTGATCAGCCAGGACGCCCGCGTACAGGTCGAGTGCGATCCGCTAATCGAGCGCACCGAGTATCGACGCTATTACAAGACCGCCAAGGGCTTCAGCGGGCGCAACTGCGAGATGTTCCTCGGCCAGTTCGTGAGCCTGATCGCGCGGGAGCGTGTCCCGGCAAAAAAGGCTATTGAGTCCGCCCGTAAACTGGAGTTCTGGCACGTTATCGAAGACCACTATCTCGCCAAGGGTTGGACTCGTCGCGATCTGGAAAGGCACATACACAAGCTGATGTGTGATCGGTATCTGCGGCGGGGGTATGCCGTCTAATGTCGATCACCAAGCTCCCCGATGGCCGTTGGTTCGTCGATGTAGAACCGATCAAGGGCAAGCGCTTTCGCAAGCGGTTCAAGACCAAGATGGAGGCGCAGCAATTCGAGGCCACCGCGCGTCAGAAGTGTGCGGAAAACCCCAGTTGGACGCTCAAGCCGAAGGACCGTCGGCGTCTCTCGGAGTTGGTCGAACTCTGGTATGAACTGCACGGCCAGACCCTGAGCAACGGGCATCGTTGCGTGGCGATTCTGCGGTTGGTGGCAAAGGACCTGGGCGACCCGGTCGCTGTCTCCCTGGAGTCTGCGAAAGTGGCTCGGTTGCGTAGCCGACAGATAGCCAATGGCATGTCGGGCAAGACCGCGAACAACCGTCTTGGCTACCTCAAGTCCATGTACAACGAATTGCGCCAACTCGGCGTCATTGACTATGAGAATCCGGTAGGGCGCATGCGGCCGCTCAAGCTTCAGGAAAGACCGCTGTCGTACCTGACCAAGCATCAGGTGTCCGAACTGCTTACGGCCCTGGATGCGCGCACCACGTCGCCACATCCGAAGATGGTCGCTCGTATCTGCCTCGCGACAGGGGCCCGATGGGGTGAGGCTCAGGCGCTGACGCCGGAACGTCTGAAAGGTAATGCGGTGATCTTCGCCAACACCAAGTCCAAGCGTGTGCGCTCGGTGCCGATCTCGGAAGAATTGGCCGCCGACATTCGCCGGCATTGGCAGACCCACGGGCCCTTCACGAACTGCCTTGGCGTGTTCCGCCTAGTGCTGCTGTCGACCTCGATCAAGCTGCCGAAGGGGCAGGCCAGCCACGTACTGCGCCACACGTTCGCCAGTCACTTCATCATGAACGGCGGGCACATCGTGACCCTACAGCACATCCTGGGGCACGCCTCGTTGTCGATGACGATGCGATATGCGCACCTCTCCCAAGACCACCTATCTGAGGCTGTTCGATTCAACCCGCTCATAGGTTGAAGGCTGCGGGGGTCGACAGAGGGAAAGAAAAATAGACTTGAGATGGTTCAAATTCGGTCTGAATTCGGATTATGATGTTGGAGCCGACGGTAGACAGACTGCCGACGCGCGAATCCCACTCGTCGCCTGGATATGGAGCGTGGTGGAGTTCGAACACCGTAGAACCTGAGTTCCAGGCCTTAAGTGTTCCCACAGCAATGGAGGTACCGGCTCATGCGAGTCGAGACAATTAGTTATTTGAAACGTCATGCGGCTGATCTGGATTTATCCGAGCCAATGGTCGTCACGCAGAACGGTGTTCCTGCCTATGTGGTTGAGTCATATGCTGAGCGGAAGCAGCGCGATGAAGCAATTGCGCTGGTGAAGTTGCTTGCGATTGGCTCCCGCCAGTACGCAGAAGGCAAGCATCGCTCTGTTGATGATTTGAAAGCTCGCCTTTCCAGGAGGTTCGCTCAGCCAGAATAAGGAGGTTTAATGTCCCCGGTCGTCATTCGTTTTACTGATACCGCAGAGCAAAGCATCGAAGACCAAGTCCACCACTTGGTTCCATTCCAAGGTGAACAGGCTGCATTCCAGTCAGTACTGAGCCTTTTGGATGAGATTGAAGAGAAGATTTCACTTGCACCTAAAGGTTACCCAGTCAGCCAGCAGGCGAGTCTTCTGGGGGTGCTGAGCTATCGCGAGCTTAATACCGGCCCCTATCGTGTTTTTTACGAATTCCACGAAGAGCAAGGCGAGGCGGCAGTGATCTTGGTTTTGCGACAGAAGCAGAGCGTTGAGCAGCAATTGATCCGCTACTGCTTGGTGGGGCCAATCGAGTGA